AAAGAAAGTAGGAGGTGAGTAAAGTGACGGAAAATAAAAAGGAAAAACGGCCAGAACAGGGAAAAAGTTTAGAAAGAGAACTGCGTAATGGTATGATCCGTGCGGTAGAAGGACAGGAACGTACTGTAGAATTATCGTTTTCATCAGAAGAGCCATATAGCCGTTGGTGGGGAGTGGAAATTCTGGATCATACAAATGGCTGCGTAGATCTGAACCGTTTAAATGAAATAGGCTGTGTTTTATTTAACCATAACCGGGATAAAGTGATCGGCCGTATCCTGGAGGCAAGAAATGAAAACGGCAGATGTACGGCTACCGTACGGTTCGATGATGATGAACAGTCAGATATCATTTATAAAAAGGTCCAGGGTGGAACATTAAAAGGTGTATCAGTCGGTTATCTGGTAGACAGCTGGGAAGAAGTGGCACCTGGGAAGCAGTCAGCAGATGGTCGGTTTACAGGACCATGTGAGATCGCAAAAAGGTGGACACCTTATGAAATATCCATTGTTTCTGTTCCGGCAGATCCTACGGTAGGTGTAGGAAGGGATATGGAAAATTGCGACGTCGCAAATAAAGGAAGAATGCGGGACATTTACAGTCGGCAGCTTCAGATAAATAAAAACAGAATGAGGAAAGGAGCTATGGTCTGATGAACAGAAAAGAGATCGTAGAGCGGCAGCAGGCAATCCTGGATGCTGCAAAAAGGGAAGGCCGTGAACTTACGGCAGAGGAAACAAGAGAGTTTGAAAGCCTGCAGAGAAGCTTAGATGAAATGGATGCAGGGGAAGGCCAGCAGGGCCAGAGAGGACAGGAAGGCGGAGAAACACCAGAGCAGATGGTCCAGAGAGCACTTGCAGCAGAACGGCAGAGGATTGCGGATATCACAGCCCTTTGCCGTTCTTTTAATCTGGACGCGTCCGAATACATTTCTTCCGGAAACAGCATGGAAGAAGTCCGGGCGGCTGTCTTAGAGAACCTGCAGAAAAACCATGCGCCTATCAATGTAAGGGTTACCGCAGACGAAGGAGACAAGTTCAGAGATGCTGCAACAGATGCAATCCTTCTTCGCTCTGGTATTTCTCTGCAGAAGCCAGCAGACGGCGCAACCCAGATGAGAGGTATGTCCCTTCGTGATCTGGCAGTAGAATGCCTTTCAAGAGAAGGGGAAGATATCCGAAGCTTGGTGCGTATGTCTTCTGATGAACTGTACGGAAATCTTTGCCGTCAGTTTTATAATCCAACCTCCGCATTCCCGGCGATCATGGATGCCACGATCCGCAAGAGTATTGTAGAGCAGTATAACCAGGTTCCTACAACCTTCCAGGAATGGACTACAAAGGGAAGCCTCAGCGATTTTAAGGAGACAAGTGACCACGAATACATTCTTGGTGGCTTAGGGGATTTTGAGGAAGTACCTGAGAATGGTGAGATTAAAGCGGATCTGCCACGGACAGAGCTGCTTCCTACCAGAAAATTAAAGACTTATGGAAAACAGTTCTCCATG